CAATTACCTTTTGAGCTTTAGTAATCGCCTTTTGAAGTTCTTGTTGCTTACAGAATTTGAGAGCCTTTTCTTGAACAAACTGTGAGCCTTCGATTTGTACTTCCTTAATCTTGGTAATGGTATCCAATACAATTTTAGATGCCAACTCTTGTTGTAACTCCGCCTTTGTTATTTGTTCTAACGTATCGAAAGTAGGTACGTGTTCGTACTTTGAGTGATACTCCTTAATCATTTGAATTATGATTTTGAAGTACTTGTTTTCGAAATACTGTTGTTCTATAACGTCAATGATGGACCTTCCAAAATCCTTATCTACTATAATTTGATTTAATAATTGAACCTGAAAAGAAGACCCTAAATAATCGAAATTTTTGTTTGACGCCATGAGAAATATATTGTTGTGTTAGATAAATATTAGGGTTTCAGAGTAATTCCAGCGTACTCGTAAGTTAAATTTTTCGCCGAAAAAATGTCAGTCAAAGTTGAAAGTAGAGTTTTTATGTGCGGACGGATATCCACGGTGTATCTTATTTTGGGTGGGAAAACTTTAGCATCAATCTGATGATGACAAATTGTCATATCACCTTGTCTAATAAAGATGTTAAAGTGCTCGGGACCGTCAGTATATGACGTATCCAACACCGCAGGATTACTCTGAATTTCATATGAATTCTCAAGCATATAATCAATTGTTTTCATCTTCAATTGATTCATAAACATTCCTTTGAATTCATTCAAATACTCGATTAAATCAGCCGAGAATTTGGCCGAAGGATTAAAATCCCTCACATTAAAAAATCTTTGAACGATGATGTTATCATTAACCATCATCAAAAACTCCAACTTGGTTGAATCTTGTTCTTTCATAAAATTTACTTTTTTGTTTTAAATTGCTTTTTTTCTTTTCTTGTTAGTTTCATAAACGGTTTGACGAAATTAACCCACGCTTCGTCGTGTTTTGGGAGGAATTTAAAGAACCCATCTTCCATCATCATTCTAATGAGGTTTCTGTGTCCCCTTCCTTCGGGGTCTAAAGTTTCACGATAATAAAGTTCGACTAATTCCTTACCTTCTTCTGTGATTAACGGATTAGATAAATCAACGATTTTGTTGTTAATCTCAAAGAATTCATTTCCATAGATACCTGATTTTGTTTTACCTGAAAGTAAGTTTTGTAACGCTTTGTTTTCTTTGTCCTCGGTAAGTAATACCTCGGCTCTTGTTAAAATATCGTTATAAGTAACCTCACGGTCAAGAATTTCAGGAAATAATTTCAATAAAGTTTTCTCACCCAAATAATAGATACCATCAATATTATCTGATTTGTCACCAGATATTATTTTATATGTTTTTACATTATAGTGGGGAATTTCCGCATCTTGTAACTTAATATAATCACCCTTCTTATAGGTTAATCTCTTATTAGGTGAGAATAGGGAAACGTTATCAGATATTAACTGTGTGAGGTCCCTGTCACCCGAGAAAATGGTTATGGTCTCATCATTTGCGATTTGACAGTAATAAGCAATTAGGTCATCCGCCTCATTATTATTAATATCAACCTGACGAATAAACATCTCCTCGAGATATTGTTTTACTCTATGTTTTTGTTCGTAAAATGAGTCTTCTTTAAAATCCTGACCAGGTTTTCTGTTCTCCTTGTACTGGGGGTAGATGATTTTACGAGCCAATGAGCTCCCTTCCCCATCCCAAAACACAACAACCTTATCGAAGTTTTCTTCTTCAATAAAACGTCGGGTGGTATTCAGAAAATGCCAAATACCCCCGACGTGTCTGTTTTCGTGAAAGAAATCTTTCACACCATGAAATCCTATCTTTAATAGATTGTTTCCGTCAATTAATAATGTTTTGGTCAACTTGTAGTTTATTAAGGTTCTACTTCTTCTTTCAAATCAAAATCCAAATCAGATACACCCAAAATATCTTTCCAATATTCTGCATGGTCTTTTTTGTAACTTTCAATCGACGCCTTTTCTTCCGCCGGTTCTTTACCCGCCATGAAACCATGAGGTGTTACAATAATTTTACCATCCTCATACCCCAAACCATTGATGTGGTTCTTGAGTACCGATATCTTGGTACGAACAGCAAATTTAACAGTTCTTTTGTCTTTTGTGGCAGTAATCTTTGTTGTACCAGCACCTTTTTGATTTCCGAACAAGAATACCAAAGATGAGTTCAACCAAATTGCTTCACCACCTTTTGCCTTAATCTTTGGTTGACCGAAAGGATTATCAGGTAATTCAACCCAAGGTTGATTAACAATAACCAAAGTATTTTCAAACTTTGAGTCAGCTTTACGACTACCTGAAATACGTTGGTTGATGCCCATACCAATCTTATCGGCGAGTACCGAAGCATTGTGTTGTTTTCCGCCTTTACCTTCAAAGGTCATCTTACAAGGAACTGAACCAACGGAATCCCAAAGGAATGACAAACTATAATCCAATTCACCTTTTTCCTGAGCGTCCAACAAAGAATTAATATATTCAGTTATTTGTTCGATGTAATCAAAGTTATTATTGAACAAATAAAATCCATCCCAATCAATCTCACCTGTTGACTCATCTACAACTTCCTCACACTGAAACCCCATAATACGGGCGTGTTCAAATGACCACTTCTGTTCTGTAATAATAAACACAGGAAGAATTCCTTTCTTTTGAGCGTCAACCGCAGCCTTTACAAGAGCCGTTGTTTTACCCGTATCAGAGTGACCCAAGAACATATTGATATGTCCCATAGCAGGACCAGGAATTCCAACCGCATCCAAAAATTCAGGACCCAAGTCAAAATACCGTTGTGGTTTATATTTGGCTGAAGTCGAGAATTTAGACTTGATTGAGTCCAAACCCATTTCTTTTTTCTTAATTGCCATTTGGTTCGATTTTGATTAAAGCTTGAATTATTTCCAATTTGTCTTTCGCGTTGGCATATTTTTCCAACATTTTGTCCATTTCCTCCAAGTGTTGTGGGTGTTCCCCAATTCCAACAGGATTATTAAAATAAATCAAGAGCGTGGCTTCCGCCTCCGCAATTTCGGCCTCATATCTTTTCATGAGAGCCTTGTACATACTTTCCGCAATTTTCATAAAAAAAATTTAATAAATTAGAAAAAAGCGTGGGTACCGAAATACCCACGCCGATTATTTTATTAGAATGGTAAATCACCATCAGGTTCATCTTCTGACTGTGGGTCAGTATATTTTGCCCCACCCATAGATGTTGTTTCTTCAACTGAATTACCATAAACATATTTACCAGCATCCGAGTCCCAACGTGGAGTTTCGCCACGAGCAATAGCCTCCAAGTAATCAACTGGCTTTTTAGAATAAACGTCAGCCCAACTCAACTCATCTTTAACCCATGAGTCACCAATCGCCTTGTCTTCATGAACAGGACTTGGGTCATCATACATGATTGTTTGAATTACCGTGTAAGTCGCACCTTTTGGTGTTTTAGCTTTGGTCATTTCAAGAATAATGTCACGACCTTTATCAGGGTCAGTGATGTCACCTTTAGCTCTCCAAATCGGGATAATCTTATCAAGAATACCTTCGTTCTTGTAGTTGTGCTTGAAACGCCAGAATTTTACACCGTCTTGTTCGTTATCACGGTCAATAACTTTTACAATATAAAACTTACGTGGCTTATATTGTTTAGCAAGTTCTTTGTCCGCCTCTTTACCTGTTGACATGAGTTCTTCATAAACTTCGGTAAGTGGTGAACGTTCATTATCATTTTTTCCTGGGTCATAGATTTTATTCCACTTGCCATCGACTTGTACCTCATGATACCATACTTCTTTGAATGGTGAGCTTCCGTCTTTTGTAGGTAGAATACGAAGTCTTTTCTGACCTTGTTTTTCGCTGTCTTTAAGAATTGCCGCGAAATACTTTTTCATTCTTTCATCTTGAGACATTTTTGAGGTGTTAGATGAACCACCTTGACTTGCTTTTTCATACTGTGCAAGTACAGCATCTAGAGAATTGTTTGTCGCCATAATATATAAATTTAAATTGTTTACTAAATATAAGTGTCAGCCGTAGTGTAGTCAAATGTAAAAGGGACCGAAGCCCCTTTTTATTATCTAATTTCTTTGAAATCTTGTATATCATCCTCATTTTCATCATCAAAGTTTCTAAAACTTTTTTTGATTTCGTTTGGTGAAAATCCTTCAACCTCATCCGAAGTTAAAACATACTCATTCTTACCCGCTTTTTCAAGGTCTCCTTGTTTGTCCTCAAAAAATTCAGATAATTTTTGGTTGAAGGGTCCTGAATCTAGACTTCTTAACTCCAATTTTTCTTCAGGAGTTTTTGGTCTATATTTTTCAACTTTGGCTTCAAGGTCATTCAACTTACTAACAATTGAATCCATATTACCAAGTTTTGATTCTAAATCTTCGAGGTGTTTAAATAAATTTTCGAAATATTCTTCTTGTTTTTTCTCAACGTTTTGTTGTGATTGTACCAAGTCAGTTATTTCTAATTCTTCTCTTTTCTCCTTTTCATCACCAACCTTTTCAACATCAGGGTCAGCCGCAACATCCACAGGTTGTGGTTCAGCTCCCGCAGCCGGTGGTGCCGGAGGTGGTGCTGCTCCTGCGTCAGGTGCCGGAGCCCCTGGAGGTGGAGGTAACGCCGCACCCGCATCAGGTGGGGGAGGTAACGCAGCTGCCGGGTCTTCAGCCGGTGGTACGTCTTGTTCAGTGATATATTGATTAATATTCTTATATCTCTGAATTTCTTCTAAAATTTTGTTATCTATGGACATTTTTTTAACCGTTTAATAGTTGTTTAACACCAGTCATTGTTTCGACTTGGATTTTTTTATTTTGTTTCATCGTGTTATCTACTCTTTCAATCAAACCATCTTTCATTCTCAAAGTGTAGCATTCACCAGTATCCAAGTCACAAACTTCTTTGTAACCATTACCAGTTTCTTTTTCAGTAATACGGGTACTCTTACCCAAATATCTATCTAAAGCTTCTTTTGTACTCATAGTATTTTTATTTATAAATATTATTATAGATGGAAAAATTAAACATTTGAAGAATTAAACAGATTAATCGCACTTTGTACTTCGGACTCTAAATTACTTAATTGGGTTGGGTCGTAAGTGTTATATATCTCCGTATCCCTGTTTAGGGTTTGAGCCGCGAATTGACAAATATAAAATTTGGTAATTGATTTTGCGTCAATTTGTTCAACTTGATACATTCTATCTTTCCATCTTTCTACCAAATATTTCAATGAATCATCCGAAGTTGCGAATGAAACGTATGGTATATTATTAGAAGAGCAGAAATATGTTTTTTCCATGTAATTTTTATTCCAATCCTGCTGTAAATCCAATCCAATGAAGTTGTTGTTGTTAGCTTGAAATCCTGTTTGAGTTCCTGAGGCTATGTACGCCGCAGCAAACACACACATATTCAATTTATCCTTTGCGGTTATAGTTGTTGCCCCAACCAAAGATTTTACTTTACCCACCATTTGATTAGTTGTCAAAGTTTCCTTAACTGCTTTTTTATAAGTAAATTCTGCGAAATTAGTTGATGCGGTACAAGATTGATTTGCCGATGCCGAATTAGAAGGATTCGTACTTACAAAATCATTCAATTGTTTTTGTTGAGCCTTAACATTTTCCGCCCTTTTCGCTTCATTATTAATTGCTTCTTTTTGTCTATTACTTTCCTCAATTATAGAATTCAACAAATTTGTTTTTAATATCTGTAAAAAATTATCTATTTTTGGTAATGAAGCGGTTGGTTGTCTTACCGCCTCCAAGATAGTTTCAAAACTACCAGGATTAATTGTATGAGTAACTTTAGTAATCATATATGGACCACTAAACATCGGCACGTGTCTTAAATTAAAATACATTGTAGGTTGCATCATAGCATTACCCAATAAACTAACAGTACAAGTGTAACTTCTATTTTTGTATAAATTATATAAAGATAAATTTTGTGTTGACACCGCTCTATTACCCCCTTGATTTGCCATCTGATTTAGGACTTGGAGTGCTTCTGCGGTACTTTGACTATTACCCTGATTAATATTAAATCCGTAAAATATTGATTGGTTTTGAGGCCCGATATCAACACTAAACCCAACTACTTTATTAGATTTATCCCAGTCGGTTTTATCAATTTGATTTTCCGCTAATGGATTACTTGATGCTTTAGTAATTTCAAAAGCATCATCTCTAAATCTAAAATCAACATTATCTTTTACATCGA